CACTACCCGCCGGCAAAGCCGACCGAGTAAGAGCACCAGCCGCCAGATCAGCAGCAGTCACCACCCCATCTTGTACCAGCGATACGCCAGTCGTTCCGTTTAGTTCTAGTGCCATTTAGATCACCACCCATCTTGAGCCAGTTGGAACCGTCACCGTCACGCCACTGTTAATCGTGATAGGACCGGTGGACATTGCGTTTTTGTTTGTCGTGATTGTGTAGTTGGTCGTGACTTCCTGGTCATTCTCAACAAATACTGCGTCACCACCCGCACCAGTCGCGCCGGATGTGACAGTGCCCCATGAGGCGTCTGTGCCGTCAGTGGTCAGATACTTGCCTGCGTTACCGGTCTGGCTTGGCAGGGCGTCAATGCCAGCAATCAGCGCGTCCGTCTCGGCCTTTGTATAGTGGTCAGCCAAAACAAAGTTTCCGTAGGCCACCACATTCAGTTCGTCGTTTAGCGCAGCACCGGAGGCCAGCACAATGCTGTCACCGCTTGATGCCGTGAAGTCCGAACTATCCAGGCGGATACCGTTGAGGTAGACATCGATATATCCTGCGTCATACGCAAGGGTCGAGCCGTTGTCGTCCAAACCGGTAAAGGTGGTCTGGCCGCTGGTGGCCGTAAATTCAAACCTGGCCGATGTACCGTTAACAGTGGAGCCAATTGCAATCCAACTTGCGCCGTCGTAGACCTTCATCTGGTCTTCGGTGGTGTTGAAGTACAGATCACCAACCTGAAGAGCAGACGAATCCGCACGGGTGCTGGGAGCGCTAGACGCGGGTCCGATGTAGACATCCGCAAAGTTCGTGATGTCGGCCACATTGGTAGCCGCCGTCGTGACATCCGCAGCAATCGCGGCCACAGCAGAGACATCAGCAATGTTGGTTCCGACCGTGTTGACCGAAGCGATGTTGGTGGCAACAGTATCAATCTCTGATACCGCCTCGTTCAGGTCATTGGCCGCAGTGATAACGGCAGCAATGTCAGCAGCCACAGAAGAGATGTTGGCGGCGTTTGTAGCCACCGTAGTGACATCAGCAGCAATGCCTGCCACCGTCGTCACGTCGGAGTCAATACCGGCCACCGTAGTTACGTCTGAATCTACCGCAGCGACAGCCGTAACATCGGCAGAGATTCCAGCAACGGTCGGGACGCTAGCAGCAATGCCTGCCACGGTCGTGACGTTGGCGGAGATCCCGGCAACAGTGGTCACATTGGCCGAGATGCCAGCAACAGTTGTGACATTGCCTGAGATACCGGCAACAGTGTTTACGCTTGCGATGTTGGTGGAAACAGTACCGATGTCAGTACCGTCCGCAGCGACCGTGGTCACGTCAGAATCAATAGCGGCTACAGCTGATACATCAGCAGCGATCCCGGCCACGGTGGTGACATCAGCTGCAATGTCGGCAACATTGCCGAGGTCGGTCTGGTCGATGCCTGCTACTGCGGTGACATCTGCCGAGATACCGGCAACCGTGGTGACATTGCCTGCAATGCCCGCGACCGTTGTGACATCTGAATCAATGCCCGCGACGGTGGTGACGTTTGTATCAATTGCCGCAACAGCAGACACGTCATCAGCAATAGCAGCCACAGCAGCGAGGTCCGCATCGTAGTTTTCCGTCGTGACGCCAATGTTTCCGCTTGCATCAAACTTAATCAGCTTGTTAGCACGGGTAGCAGACGGTGGCAGCTCAGCGTCTAGTGCAGAGCTGTCAGTAACCGGAAACCGCACCACGCGGTCAATAGCGGTCTGCTGCTGCTGGGCGATCATGGTCAGGCGGTCTAGCGCCTCTTCGTGCGTCTCAGCAGGGAACGGGTCGTTGGCCTGGTAGTCAGTGTTCTGAGTCAGCGCAACATTTCGCACGATCACAATCGTCGTGCCGGATGCAGGAGCTGTGCCGAAAGTAACTGTGCCGCCAGATGGGTTGCCTTCGCCTGTGACGGTGTAGTCGGTGTCGAGTACCTTGATGGTTTCTGTACCATCAGACGCCCGAACAACCACCTTTAAATCAGCATCATCAAGAAAGTAAAAGGTTACAGAGAACGCGGTTGTTGAGCCGTTTCCTGAGTACGATACTCGCGCTGTAGTGGATGAAACAGTCATGTCATTACCTCTTCGTTATGGTGTCTTGCTTTCTGGGCTTGGTGTACCTGTCAAAGCTCCACGCACAACGTCAACCGGGTTCACTGGAGTGACTCTATTTTCCGCGACATCGACGCCATATGCAATGGGTTTTGCGACAGTTCTGATTGGTAAACCTGTAACGATTGTTAGCAGTGTCGCAACGTCCTTCACCGCTTTTGCTGCGCTTCCTTCTTCAACGATAGCTTTGTAAACAGATGCAGGAGCGCCAGCTGCAGATTCCAACAAGCTCACGACAGGAGCTGCAGCCACTCGATCATCTGTTGGGTTGCCATTGAATCTGTTGATACCTGCGTTGGCCAGCTGACCAACAAACGGGACGGTGGCTAGTGTGAACTTCAGCGTGCCCATGCCAAACACCTGGGCAAACCAGTCGTCCAAATAACCGTCGTGATCTTCGTCGTCTGGACCGCCACGGAATGCAACAGCAATTGCCTCGCCAATCCAGGCCGGTAGTAACAGTCCCATCATGACGATGTAGAACATCTTCCCAGCTCCGCGCTTGACGCCAACCTCCTTGGCAATCTTGTTCATCTCGGTCGCATTGGTGTTGGCCAGCATGTTGAAGTAGCCAATAAACTGCGTGAAGATCCGCGCATATGCAGGGCCGCTCTCGATCCGCGACACGTCTTCTGGCAGCGTCGTGCCTTGTGTCTGACGAATAGTGCCGTCTGCAAACGATATGGCCTGGGCCTCGTTCATGCCGTCTTCAATTGCCTGGTTGTAAGCAGCCGTCCAAATGATCGGCTCCATGGTATTGGCCATGGCCGTCTGCAAAAAGTACGAGTGCTTCATCGTCCAATTCTGAGCCTTGGCGTAAACAGACTCATTTAGCAGGATCTCGTTGATTGTGCCGTTAATGGCCGCAATCTCGTTATCCATGCGGTCGCTCATAAACGATGAGAGCTGAGCCACGTCTCTAGCCATCTTGCGTGGAGACTTGGCAAACTGAGCTAGCGCCTGGCGCATGTGGCCATTGCGTACCTTAACCAGTGCCAAGGTAAAGCCAGTGATCTGCTGCATTGTGTTGCTGATGTTGCCAAACATGGTGGCCATGCCAGCCCTGCTACGAGCTACTGACAGAACCTTGGACACGCCACCGTCGCCAACAATCGGCGTCTCTACTTGCTGGCGAGCCGAGCGGTTGAGCCATGGGATCAGCATGGACTCGATGATCGTATTGTCAATCTTGTTGAGAGTGGTGGCCACATTGCGACGACGCAGCAATCTGTTTACATCACGCACGGCTGGTTCCATGTGCGTAAACAGCATGACCTTGTCAATGTGCTGACTCAGGCTGCGCAGGTCCAGCACCAGCGGACGGTTGTACTCGGTCCGGCCTTTGGTAAACCCTTTGGCTGTCGTCGGGAACGAGAACGACATATTCTCGTTTTCAGCTTCAGCTAGCGCCCTGATGCTGGCATCTGTTACCAGGCGAGAGTCGGCCTGGGCTGGTACATATCCACCCTTGTAAACGCCAAACGGTGTGATAACCGGAGCTGCGGTGATCTCGTCGAAGTAGCGGCCAAACACAATGCGGTGCGTCTTTTGGGCGCCGGCCTTCATCTGGTCCATCATGTCCCAGACCGACTGCATAAAGTCATAATGCTCTTTGCGCAGCGTGCCTTCCCGATGCATGCGGTCAACAAACTGGTCCCACTTGGTAGTGTCCAGGGTGCCGTCATCATTTAACGTTGCCCAGTTGCGGCCAAGCAGCAGCTTGCGCTTGTTGCTTTCGTTGCCAGTGTGCAGCATGGCATGCAGCAGCTCGCCCATGCCGACGCCGTTGTGGCCACGGCCAAACTCGTAATCCAGCTCTGGAGCCGCAATGATCTTGGCTTCCATAAACGGGACCATGGACTTGACCAAATCGCGATACTGTTTGTAGTAGACCGTGCGCTCTTTGCGGTAACGGTCAGCAGCTTGCTTGATCGGCTGGAAAACAAACCGCGAGAACGGTCCGTTGAGCTTGCCGTCCATGCTTTCGGCCCACTGCTCTACACGGCGCAGAAGGGCGCGCACGGTGCGCAGCTTGGTAGCGGCTATCTCTGACTTTGTAAGGGCACCACGGGCGCCTGGCACGTCTTGCGGGACACCGTTGGCCTCCATCTGGCCAACAAGCATTTGCTCCAACGACTCCATCTCAAACAGTTGACCCTCAACCTCCATCTGCCGGCTGCGTTTTGACAGGTTCCACAGCGACTCGACTTCGTCTTTGAGCGCACGCAGCTCCTGAACCGTCAGCTCTTTGACATCTTTGGCGTCGGCCATGGCGCCGGTGATCGAGGCTTCCATGGTGTCGTACAGATCCGGGTCGGTATTCTTCAGAACTTGCAAGTACTCGACAGCGCCCTTGGCTTGACGGCCACCGACGCCGTAAGCGGCCAGGATGGCGCGAGCTGCGGCCACAATGTCAGGGTTCCGACCGCGAGACACCAGGCTTTCATTGTTGCCCTTGGTAATCTTGTCGAACAGGTTCATGATCTTCTGAACCTCGACCTGGGCATCTTGCAAAGCTTTAACAGTCTGCATGTTTAGCAGCTGATCACGCTTGGCCTGGATGGCGTCCTCTGTGTTGCCTTTCTTGGTGGCAGCGGTCCAAGCTTTGCTAGCCCTGACTTCTGCCTGGCGATACTTAAACAAGGATTTGCGCAAATCTTTTGTCAGCGTCCGTGAGCTGAGACTGTCAGCAAAAGCTTTTGCAGCTGCGACCAAAACATTGACGGTTATCGGACGGCCACGGACATCTGTGCGGTTAGTAGGCTGGCGAGCGGCCATAGCGTCTTCCTGTGCCTTTAACTCAGCGGCCATAGCCTTGGCCCTGGCGTCGTTATGCACAGCCTCGTCAGCAGCCTGCTCGATTTGCTCCTGGTTGTACATGTCACCGAAGCGCTCCAGCATCCGCTGGTTGGTCATGGCGTCGACCTTGGCCTTGATGTTATCGGCCAGGGTCAGCTCGAGAATTAGCTGGGCGCCATCACGGAAACCGAACATGTCCGCAACAATGTCTGGGTGCAGACCGTCTTTTGTGGTGTAGCGGGAAATCTTCTTCAGGTCTGGCCGGTTAAGCATGGTCTCTGGGAACAGAGCCTCAACCGTAGCTTTGTCAAGCTTGAACCCTTCGGTAGCTTTAATCTCTTCGCCGGTCTCGCTGACCATTTCGCCAGTGCTAATCCAACGCAGTGCGCGGTAGATTGGCATGGCCTCGACTTCACCCTGAACCTCAGACCGCACAGCCTTGCGCTGCTCTCTGGACTCAGACTGCAGCTTCTTGATATAGCGGCTGCGAGCATTGTCTGCCCACTTCAGGTTGGCCAGGCTGCGGGCCGTGAGCTTTTCGATAGCTTCAGCTGTGGCCTGCTCATCAGGCGTCATGCCGGCGCGCTCTTCTGCGTCAGCAATGGCCTCGTCTGTAGCGATCATGCGGTCGAACACGCCACGGATCTCGTCGCTCCGCCCGTAAACATTTGCTGAACCACCTTGTAAACACGGGTCAGCCATGCCCGGAACGTGCGGAACATTGGGATCAGCTCTTTGGTAGGAGCCTTGCCTTCAAACAGATACTGCTCGAACGACTCAGCCCAGCTCTCATGAACCTTGCGCAGGCCGTCAGGAATAGCGCCGGTCGACTTGTATTCAGCCGTCCACGCATCCCATTGAGCCTGGTCTACGTTGGCCCACTTCAGAACCTTGGCCCAGTCGTCGCGCAGCTGCTGTGGTGCGTTAGCGTTTGTTGACAGGTCGGCCATCATCTCTAAGAAGAAGTGGCCAGACTCATGCAGGAATGTCGACAAATCGTTGGACTCGTTCAGGCGGATGACCATGCGGTTGATGTCGAACGTACCGCGAGCCTGGTCTTGGCCGGCTTGAAACATTGGCAGGCCAGCCATGATGGTTTGGCGCATTTCAGGCGTGATGGTAAAACCAGGCTGAACAAGAGACATATTGCGAGCATTGTCAATAAGGGCGTCGCGCTCTGTTTGAGTCAGCCCTCTCCAGTAGTAAGTGCGTTGATTAGCTGGTATGCCAATCAATTTCAACGCATCATCTCCACTTACAAACCCACTGTTTCTTGCTTCAATGTTTACAACCTCTAGCTTGCCACCGCCAATCTTTTTCAGCTGCTCATTGACGACTTGCGGAACTAGCTTGTCATAAAAGGCAATCATGCCTTCGCCGCCTACTTTTAAGTCAACACCCTCAATTGTCTGGATCTCTATGCCGGACAGGTTTTTGTATATACGCGCATCAAGCAGACGTTGGGCAACTTCTTTACCAACATAGTCGGCCAGGTTTTCTTTGGTGACATCGCGCTGGTTAATAACCTGTATTCCATCTTTGCGCCCATACAAAGCCCGCTCGCCTGGCGCGTATACAAGCTGATCGACCTGCTTGCTCAAGTCATACCGGTCTGCAGATTGCTGCCCATTAACAAACGCAATTTTGTCAAATCCATTTTCTGCCGCATAACGCATCATTCGTTTGACGGCCAACGAAACCCATGATTTTGTATCTTTTACAAATGGTGCAGTAGGAACCCGTCCGCGCTGGTACTCTGCATTTGAACGTCTTTCAAACTCCATTTCCGCAGCAATTGCTTGATCAAGCAAAGGTCTAATTTCTGCCTGCCTTGCTGGGTTTGTATTGTTGCTGTTAAATTCATTTCGTAGCTCTGTTGCTCTTTGTCTAGCGGCCACATATGCTGGGTCGTTATAGGACAGCATGTCAGCTGTTCTGAATCCATACTCACGACCAGACTGCGCCCAGTCAGACTGAATCTCTTCTATAAACAGAACTCGATTGCCTTCTGTATCGGTGCGCTCGTTAAAACGAACGTGAGCCAGGATGTTCTTTTCATCCCAGTGCGCCGACTGAAATTTAGCCTGGCCAGGTAAAGTTAACAGCAGCTCTTTGTAATTTTGACCACCAGGCAGCTGAAATTCTGAGTATCGTGCAATGCCGTCTGTATCTTCAGCATTTTGCGCGTTAATTAGCCTGACTCTGTATCGATCAAACTCTGCGTCGCGAGCGCTCTCTGATCTGGATCTGCCCTCAAGATTAAAGTCTACCTGCTCGCTGATCCACTCTTCAGCCTCTGCTTCAGTTGCAAACCTTTCGTCAATTCTGCCGCCGTCTTCGTAGACGACAAAGTATTCAGCCTGATCCGAGAGCATTGTTTCAGTGACCTGCACGCCATTGGCATTCAGGAAGTCGACGATGTCTTGCTTGGATACTTTGCCTTTGCCTGCGAGCTGCAGGTATTCCTCAACGCCAGTGAGCGCAATCTCTTCTGCCTTAACGCCAGGCAGCTTCTTGATGATCGAGATCCAGTCCTGCGCAGGCGCGGACTCTTGCTTGGCTCCGGCGACCGCTCGGGTCAGCGCGGAGTAAAAGGTTGGTGCTACTCCACCGCCACGCTGGGCTTGCGCTTGCTGGAGAGTTTGAGCGCCCCCAGTAGTTGATCGTGGGATAGCTGCATCTCCTGCAACGATTCCCTGTTGCTGTAGGAGGCTAACTGCGTATCGAGCTGCAGTTTCGTAGTCTTCTGCTTCTTTGACTTCAGCGGCTTCTGTCGCATCTTCAATCTCCTGTTCAGTCTTCAGCTTCTCGTACAAGTCTTTTTCGTAGTACCACAGCACGGCCTGAAGGTCGGCATTGGTAATTTCAATGCCATCCGCAGCAAGCTTGCCCTGAACCTGTCCCATGATGGACCGAATCCACGACCGGTCTTTAGCTCCGCCGGGGGCATCCATTGTACCGTTTAATGCCAGGTCAATGTTCTTGGCCAAGCGGTTTTCTTCGCTGCGGTCCAGGTATGAACGCTTCTTGCCGGTGCCGTCGTCTTTTGGTTTGGCATAGTCGCGATGGCGTGCCCGGACGTACTCCATGGTCATTGGCAGCGCAGCTCTGGCCGCTAGCACGTCTGCCTGCTGCTCATCCGGCAGCTTAGCGAATGCCTTCAGCTCGGCAACAATTGCCTTCTTGTCAACGCCGTAAGTATCGATTTTGCCTTTGAGCTGGTCTTGCAAGCTCGCAAGGTTTTTGCCAAATGAACCAGGTAGCGCCAGCATACGGCCACGCACCCGGTTGATCGTGCGCATGAACCAGCGGTCCATGGTGATGGTAGAGAAGTCGCCGTACAGGTTGTTGAAAAACGAGCCAATCTTCGGACCCAGGAACAAGGCGCCCATAAGCTCCGTAGACGCCTGCTCTCCGAAGTTTCCTGCCTTGGTAGCATCCAGCCCTGCGAACTTGACCACATCCCTGGCAGCGTGCTTCTGGACCATGAAGTCGCGCAGCTTTTCCCAGCCCATCTGATCCATGAGCTGGATCATCAGGGCGAACGAATTCTCCATCTGGTTCTTGGTCTTGCCACCCTTCGGCACGCTGTCTGGGAACATCTTGTCTTTCTTCCAGACGTTGCGGTACAGCTCTTCGGCAATGACGAAATTGTCCCGGCTGCGCAGGCCATTGCTGGTGACGGCAAGAATTACCGTGAACGCAAACCGAGACTGCTCGTCGGTCAGAATCTCCGGGTGAGCCACCGCCATGATATTGAGCGCGGCCTTGGTCTTGCGGTCGTACCAGCCAATCGCATTGCCAGCATCTGTCAAGGCGTGCAGGGACTCGGCATAAATGGCGTCAACAATCTGAGCAATGACAGCCGGGTCTTCCAGGTCAGCGGCCAACGGTCCGTTCTTTTCTGTGAAGTACGCGGCCAGCTCGGTATTGTTTGCAAAGGTTGGGCGCTCTGCAGCGTTATCGATCAGCGATACGGACGACAGCTGCGGTGCCTGCATGGCATCCAAAATGCTTCTGGCCAGGTCGGAATAGGTTGTGTCGCCACCCTCTCGACCAGACTGCGTTAGCTCGCCTGTGACCTGATCCATGACCGCCTGCGGCATAACGCGCAGCTGCTCTGGTGGGGTGGCCTGGATCTCTGCCTCTGTCGTCAGCTGCACAGGAATGCCGGTGCGGCCCTCAACCTTAAACACTTGCAGGGTTGGATCTGTCAGCGCTGAAATGGCCGTGTTTGTGTTAACAGTTTGGCCAGCCTGCATGACAGCGTTTTGTAGGCGAGCTTCCGGGGTTGCGCCCTGGATGTCGATGCCACGCACGGTCTGCAGGTTGTAGCGGTTGTACAGCTCTTCTGGGGTGGTGCCAAAGCGCTGCGCCATGGTCGAGAAAATGTTGGCCTGCAGGTCGGCGTACCACTGGTTGGCGTCTTTGGTGGTGCGGCCAGCTCGCTGCAGCTGTTCAAACACTTTGCTGCGCACGGCTGCTGTGCTGGTCTCCCATGCCTGGCGATCCTCTACCTCGGCTAGGACGCGCTCTGTACGCTCTCTCAAGAATTCGTTGGCAGTAGCCACAGCTTCTTTAGCTTCGGCCTGGCTCAGCTCTGAGTCGCCAATACGGGCAATCTCTTGCAGTTGGCCGGAAATCTCCAGGTCGCGGGTGCCGGTGATGAACTCGCCAACAGGCACGGTGACTTCGCCGTTGTTGATCGACTGCTCTTGCAGCTGCGTGCCAATGCTCGGGAAAATCTGTGCGGCCTGCTCTGGCGTGATGTTGGCCTTCTGCAGGGTCTGGGCCAGGGTGCGGGCATCGAACCGGATCTCGGCGTCGCCGGCCATCTCGTTGACCACCCGGCTGAACTCGGCTGGGCTGCGTGTGGCCAGCTGAATGTTCTTGGCCAAGTCCATAGTCTGCTTGAGCAGCTCGGCCTTTTGGTAGGCTTCCATGGACGCAAGCTGGCGGTTGGCCACTGACTCAAATACCTTGATGCCGCCTCTGGCAGCACCGGTCTGTACTGCGCCACCGACGACGGTGCCAATGACGGTCTGCAGTATGTCCGCAGGCTGCTCAGACAAGAACTGACTCAGGCTCTTTTCTGGATTGATTAGCGCCCACTCGTTAAAGTTTTGCGCAATGGTAGTGGCCACCTCGCCTGGGATCTCGCGGGTGATCTGGTACATCATGAGCTTGCCGGCAGAGCTGCCCGACATAATCTTGTTCATGAACCCGCCGACACCAAGAATGCGCTCGAATGCGTACTCATAAACACCGTCTGCTGCTGCGTGAGCTAACGCACGGCCAGGCGCCACTCCTTTAGACCGGTCTTCGTTGTAGACGCGGCCAAAGGTTTCCGATGCCAGCATGGTCAAAGCCACTGCTGTTCCTGGTGGGCCAGCTGCAATCAGCGGAAGATACTTGGCACTTTGTACGCCAGACTCCAGGCCACCGGTTACTGCGTTGACCCAAAAATTTGCAGACTCTGAGCGCTGAGCTTTTGATGCTTCGCCCATCTGGCCATACATCTTGCCCAAGCGCTCAAGCTCGCTGGTTACGGTATTGTCACCAAGGCCAACAAGCTTTAGCAGCTCTGCGCCGCCCTCAAGCGTTGCTTGACCAAGACCAGCTGATGCCTGACCTAAACCAGAATACACGTCACTGACAAGACCACCTTTTGGCCTTGCGCCGACCACATAGCTAACGATCCCGCCGACCACCTTTTCCATGTCGACCAGAGACGGAATGTCCGGTCCGGCCTGGGCAGCAAACATGGGGTTGAGCAGGTTATTGCCGACGACCGTGGTATTGCGAGCAGACAGGTAGTAATCCTGCTCAAGCTTGCGACGGTTAAACTCAACCAGCCGGTCTTCAATAATGCTCGGATCTACGCCAGCAGCTTTTGCTGCCTGGTCTAGCTTCGCAGCTTCGTCTGGATTTTTTTGGATGCCCTGACGAATCGCAGCTCGTAGCGCAGCGTCACGTTCAGCTGCACGGTTACGGTTGCGGATCGCAAAGAACTCTTCGTCAGTCTTGGCCTTGGTTTCGTCTTCGCGTTCGTACTCGATTTTGGAAATCGATTGAACGCCAGGCGTTTCCTTGGGGATCTGAGCTATCAGGTTTTGCCGGCGCTGCTCCTGGGCTTGTTGGTCATCTACCTGGATCGCTGTATCGGTTGGGCCAATGGGTATCTGACTAACAAGATTGCTCGCCATGCTTGTCCTTTATTTAGGAAAACCGTACCTGGCGCGATAGTCACTGATCAACAAATTAAGCGGCATCATATTTGCCGACTTGCCCCTGTTCTCAGGTAGTGACAACCACGCCCTTGTAATGGTGTCGATTTTACCTGGTTCCATCTTACCTATGGAGAATTTTTGGCCGTCAACAGTTACATAAGCTGCGGCCTTGTCCTCGTCGCGCAAGGCTGCATAAGGAAGTTTTGGATCTGTGCCCCATTCGTCGACAAAAACAATCTGGTCTTGAATGTATCTTTTGGTCAAAGAAAACTTTTCTTCGCGGGTTAAAGCGCGTTTTTTTGCTAACTGTTCACTGGCCAATCGGCGCTCGATGCCACTGCGCAATTCACCAACCCGGCCTTTGACCGTTTCGTTCTTGCTTTTTGGGTCCAAGCCCACGTTTCTGGCAATCGAATCGAAGTCGTCGTTATCGATTTTTGCGTCAGCAATAGCAGCCGGATTACGTTGCAGCTCGCCCCTTTTGTTCTGCGCGTCCTTGAACCGCTCAGGTCCAAGCGCTCCAAGCTGCCTGTTGAACTCATCATCAGTCATATTGGCCAGAACATCTGGCTGGCTGATCAAAGATTGGTATGCAGCATTTTGAGCCGGGGTGACAACAGTCGAGTTTCTGCTTGCCTGAATCTGTGTTAACAGTTTTGCCTGATCTTGTGAGGGCAGCTCTTTCATCTGCGGCAACGCCTGGATCTCGGCCAATGATCTGCCATCGTTAGCAGCCTTCCACACAGCGCCCTCTCTGGCGTCGTTACGGGCTTTGCGGCCAAGCTCAGATAGGCGAACCCTATCCAGCAGCAAAGCCTGCAAGCTGGCCGCTTGGGCCGGTGAATCTGGGTATGTCTCACGCGCAGCCTGGGCAATCACGTCAGGACTCATGGTATCCAGGTCTGACTTAGGCCCAAGCCTGTTCCATATCTCGTCGGCCTTGGAGGCCACCTGCAGATTGTTGGTGCTGTTTTGAGCGGCCCGGTAATAGGTGTCCCACTCAGTGGCCGGAATCATGTCCAGAAAGTGGTTGCCGGACGACTTGGATTTGTCCCTGCGCGCTTGATCCATCTGAGACAGCACGACACCAGGCTGGTTGCGCACCATGGCCTCGATGCCGGTCTTGCCAATGGTCAACCTGGCCAACTGTTTCAGCTCGGCCTTTTGCGTTGGCGTGATGGCCATGGAATCAATAGCCGCGTCTTTCTCGCCAAGGATCTTAGCTGCCAGTACAGGGTCAGGGTTATTACCTAGCACCCGAGCGTCAGTGTTGATCGAATCTTTGAGCTGGTTGACGCGGAACGCACGGCCCTCTGTTACCTCGTACTGCAAAGCGCTTGTCTTAACTGAGTCGTTTAGGTTGCGCAGGCTGTTGCGTAAGTAGCTTTGCGACACGCCATTGGGCGCGGTTTTCATGGTCTTTTCGGACCAGGCGTCAAACTCTTTGGCCACCTTGGCCGTGAAATTAGCGCCGCCTTCAGTGTCTGATTCCTGCAGATTTTTCAGGCGCACCTGCCATTCTTCGCGTGCCTTGGATGCAGTGTCAGCTGCCCAGGTTTTGGCCCGCTCGTCCTCGATGTTCATGGCCACTTGAGCTACGTCGCCCAGAGCTTTGCCCATCTGCTGCATGCCCTGGCCAATGTAACGAGCGCCAAGGTCCGGTGCCCGAGCTTCTTTGACAGCTACGTTTTGCGCTAAAGACTCTTGCTCTTGATAGATTGGGATTCGTGCCATAGCTATGCCTTAACTGTATTTTTTGTACGACTCGTAACCCTTGGCTCCGCCAGACAGCAGAGACGCACCGGCACTCAAGTAATAGCCTTTTGCTGCGTTGTTGCCGGCAACAATTGCTGCCTTGCCTTCGTACTTGTCAAGCTCTGCAGACTCCAGCAATCCTTTGGACCGCAGCTCGCCCTCATACCTAATTGTTAACGCATCAAGTTCTGCCAGCACTGCAGACTGTTCTTCAAGGTCTAGCGCGGTTCCACCGGTTCCAGTGCCTGACTGAGCGAGCGCTGTGCGTTGGCGACCAAGAACCTGCCTGGCCTTGCGACGCTGCTGCTCTTCGCGAACGTTTGCCTGCTGGCGCTCGATGCCAGCCTGCATCTCTTTTACTTTGGCGTTGTAGTCCGCAGCCTGCTGCTGAGCCTGGGCCTGCTGTTTAGCTGCATCTGCCTGCTGCATGGCGCCCAAAGCCGACATGGCCGACGACGCCACCGTCATAATGGTTATTGGATCAGCCATTTTTTATCCTCGCATACAGTACGGCGTCTTTGCCTTGTGGAGTAAAGCTCCGCATGTGCCCCTCTGGCAGGAAGCCCAGCATCTGAATCCAACGGTGTCCCTGCTCGAAGTCGGCGTCCACAAATGCTTCGACGCGCTTGAAATCAACCGTGTCTAAAAAACGCATGATCGCCTTGTGAATCCTTGGGAAATGTTTACCTGAGTGGTCCGACAATAATGCCCATGCAACAGCTCTATTGTCCCACTGTTTTACCACTCCTGAACAGCCCACAATGCGTCCGTCATGCACGCCCGTAAAGCATGGGCCGCCCTGCATTAGAGCTGGCCCATATGCCGGGTCAAAGTATTGCGAGAACACCATCTGAGCTGGCTGCAGCGAGATGTTCTCCAAATGCTCTGGCTTGAACGGGATGATATGCATCAGCGGTCCTGTGTCGTGAGCTGCGGCATGATCGCAAGAATGGTCATGGGCAATGGCTGCTCTTGCTTGACAATCATGTAGCCATCAAAGTCATAGCCGCCTGGCCACTCGATCAGCTTGTCACCGCTAAACAGTGGGGGCGCCTGGTCCATGGGATCAGAGCCTGTGCGGAATTGGATCTCATCCAGCACAGATTCTGTTGGCCCAGCCTTACCTCCAAGGGTGGCCAAGAATCGGATGGCCACTTTGTTTATACGCTTGGTCTTGCCTTGAGCTGTGCCGTCTGCTCCGCCAGCTTCTGGCCGCATGGTCTTTAGGATCGCTGGGCATGGCAGGCCAATCTGAACCTTGCTGGCCTCACGCTGCAGGGTGATAGATCCGCTAGTAACAGTGCGCCGTGGGTGAGCTGCGCCATCAGCCAAAACGGCCACTTCTTCGCCTTCCAGGTGGTCCAGGCCGCTGATCTCGTCAGCTGGCGAGCCATCGTATGTCAGCCCGGAGTCGACAAAGAATGCGTCCTCGATGTCGTCTTCTTCGGTAAAGTCCTGCTCGAGATACTCGATGTAGCGCTTGGTCTGGCCGTCAATGGTCCTGCGAACGATCATCCACAGGTCGTCTTGGCTTCCGTCCGGGCACGGGATAACCTCGACACACTCAACAATGCCGTCGCCACCAAGCGGGTGCCTGTGCCATCCAAGCACGTCCTGCTCGCGGTTGAAGGTAAACCCTAAGAGCAGGCCATCATTGCGGACAGCCCAGACAATGTTGTGCGGCTCTTGTTGGTAAACAATGTCCTGAATGCCGCCGCGAGTAATGTGTTCAGCCAGCACGGTCAGGTCGCTGGACTTGTACTTGTTGCTGGAGAATTCGTATGTCAGCTCACGCAGCTTGCGGCCAGAGCGCTGCACAAACAGAATGGCTTCGCCAACCTGGACCGGGATCACAGACTTAGATCCGAACAAAGACTGTTGCGCAATCTTGACGTTGCCAGGCCCGAACGGTTCATCAGTCGTCAGCTCTTGACAAAGGAACTCGCCGCCAGCTGTGCCAATTAACAGGCCGTCGCCTGGCGCCAGCCACTCAACGGTGTTGACCTGGTCAGATGCCACTTCAATTGCGATGGCCATATCACTTGCCACTTCGCCGGATTCGTTCTTGTCCTCAAAGTTCTCAAAATCGCCGGCAACAGAAAAGTCCAGCTGCTGGTCGGTGGCAAATACCAGGCGCTCACGGTAGAAAGCCACCTGGCTTGGCCAACCACGGGTGTTAGACCAACGGCCAAACGACCAACGAGTCGTCGTGTTTCCAGAGCCAACCACGCCGGACGGCAGCTGGTTGACTACAGTGGCCGTCACCTGGGTGCCGCTGGTGTATGCAGTGATCTTGACCCAGGCATATCCACGGTCCTGATATTCCCAGTCGACTCCCTCTCGGTAGACAGTGGGATCCGAACCAGCAGGCGCCTTGGCCTTTCCGTCGCCGTCAGCTGCAATACCCCTAGTGTGGATTGGCTTGATACCCCCAGTTCGAATGACCTTTGGAGGCGTGCTAGTGGGCGCAAAATCGTTTGTGACGCACTTGTATGTCTTACCATCAGACCGACGCAGCAAGCCGCTCACGTTCACGCCTGCGGCCCCTGACGTGGATGTTGACAGCTCTTGGCCTGCATCCCATGGCGCTATGGCCGAGAGATCCTCTTCCTCGAGCAGAAAAAGACTTCCCACATCGGTTGATACAAAAATGGACGAGGATGCTGTAAGCGTGACCGATCCAGTCTGAGCCGACGCATATACCGTCGTTGTCTGGTTTGGGTCGATGTCTTCAAATGGACCGCCATAAAAGTCGACATTGGTTAGGGTCCAGTTAGTGGCCGCAAAGCGAGACAGCTTTTTGGGCGGGTACGACGGATGCACAATATAGATCACGTCACCTGACTGCACTGTACGCAAACGCAGCGTGCCATTTGCATTGGTCAGATCAGCCGTGGTGTACGGGGTGGCAACCTCATAAGCAGAGCCACCGCTAACGACCTGGCCGTGGTTGGTATAAAACCGAATGTACTGGTCGCCAAACTCGAGGATATATGCCTGTGTTTCGCTAAACTCAAAGCGCAATAGCCAGGTACGGTCGGCAGAGTCTTTGACCTCTTCCACGAACTTGGTGCCAGACCTGCGGCGAGCTGGCCCCTGGATCATGGGGATAAAGTTCTCGCAACGGTTTACACCATTACCGTATTTGCCAAGGTCAACGCGGCCTTCGAGCGTGGGTGATAGCTCACCAGCGTTGAATGACGATTGGATTGGACTTGCCTTGGCCATTATTCGTACCACTCCAGCGAAATGTATGCAGTTGCACTACCCGACCCGACATTGGTCAATCTAAACAAATAAGTTACATCATCCTTCAGTACATGCTCGAAGGACCACGCCCCGCTACCAGCCGCTTTTTTGTCATCTCCGGCAGAGATGTACTCCACATGAAATTCTGTGCCTGTTGCGCTAACAGTAGGTGCGAGAAGCACACCAGACTCTGATGCATTGCTAGATTCGCGATTACGGTTGACTGGAACAAATATAGTGCCGCCAAATACTGTTGCATTTTCATACCACCTCACAATTGCATTTTGCGAACAAGAGATCACGCTAATCAAGTGAGGGCTTGTCCCAGCATTGGCCGTTAGCGCCATGTCAAATGACGCCCCAGCTGCCAGCTCTGAGCCAGGCGGGTAAAGCTTGTATGCTTTGAATGCGCGCCCCTCATGCAGGCGCAAATGGTTTACATCAAGCGTGGGAAGACTGTAGTCACTCCCGACGATCCTCTGTGAGTCGTCGCTGGTCTTGACCGTCAGCGCCGCATAGCGGGCAACGGTTGACTCCGACTCGCGATCGACATAGCGCGCACTCATAGTCTCGATAAGACCCAAGCGTCATCTGGAAGATCCTGCGGCGGCTGTTCAATGCCATCTGACTTGATTGCAGCCACAATCGCCTGCTTGTATTCATTCGCAGCTAGCTCCCGCTTGGTGTTTGATTGTGTCAAATCCTCGGCCATTTCCATTGCAAGCTTGCATGCAAACGCTTCAACAAAGGTGGCATCCCATTGGGTGGTGTCTTCAACCCGTGCGCAATAACGGATCTTCAGCGGCGCAGAAAGATTCGTAAGAATTTTACGACCTTCGACAACGTATTCTGCAACGGATGAATTACGATAATCCTCAAGACTTGGACCTGGGTAGACATCATTGACTTGCAAGAGGCGAAGATAGTCCGAAGGTAGTTGGTATTCATAGTCGTACCCCCAAGCAGGCGTTGACTCTAGCGCGGCCAGGGAGGTGCGCCTGACAGAGAACGACCAGAGATGTGCGCGCAGTTCAGCGTCTCGCACGATGTCAAACATAGAGGCGACAGCACGGGCTTGCTTATTGTCGTCCCCAAAAGAAATAATCCGGGCTGCTCCCAGTTTGGTGAGTGCCCGGTTGGCAATCTCAACTTGTGATGCCATGACCTACCCCTTTAAGCAGGAGGCCACTGGTCAGCGAGAATATAGTTCTTGATGTTCTCAAGAGCCTCGATGACTTCGTTGCGATTTGCGCCATCGGCCAGGTCAACTACAACCTCAACCGTTTTGCTGGTGCTGGACGAATTGTCAGTCACCGAATCGCTTTTGCCACCGCGTTCACATCCGTAATAGCGTGATGCCATTTTGATTCTCCCAAAAGAGACAGGGGGGCCGAAGCCCCCCGGTCGTTACTACTTAAACACCAGAGAAGTAGAGATCCACAACGCAGGTTCCGCTCGAAGGCAGAGCAGCGGTTCCAACAGTCAGGATGACTTCTTCTTCAGCGGTCAGAGCGCTATCGTCAACAGCAGCCACATTACCGAACAGCGTAGGAGCAGCAGCGGTAAAGACGGCGGCAGTGCGATATTTGCCAGCAGCGCCAGAGATGCCGATGGCCACAGTGGCCGAGGCGCCAAGCGTAGCCGAGGCGTTGATCACGCCGTAGGCAAACACGGAGCCAGCAGGCACTTTAGCCAGGACAACGGTGTCACCGTCAGCCTGGGAAGCCAAGGTGATAGTGGCGCGATAGCGGCGCATACGGCCACCAACGACGTTGCCGTTAGCTTGCGTGGCGGGAGTCGAATACAGACCCGATACTTCAGTTGCGTAGGTTTGAGCCATGATTCATTCCTCCTTATTCAGCACACTTGATCTCAACAACCTTGCCCTCTTCGACGCGGGTAGCGCCAAAGGTGCCCTTGCAGTAGACCTGGGTTGCATAACCCTTGTCAGCACGCTCGGAGATCATGGTGTTGATATCGTTCCACATACCCAGATGCACGCCAGACTTAGCAAAGACTGGCACGCGACGATAGGACGAACCGTCCGTGTCGAGGCGCTCGCAATGGATGAAGTTAAAGCCCATAAATGCAGTGATACGACCGTCAACCAGCACGGGGCGGGTATTGTAGTCGAGGCTCACAGCTTGAGCTTCGTTCAGCAGATCATCATGCTGCTCGGCGGTGATGACAGCAAACAGTTGCTCGTTGTCAACATCCACTTCGTTAGCCAGAAGGATCTTCTTAGCAGCGCGCAGCTTAGCGATGTTCAGACCGGTAGCAGAAGCGGCACCGGTGTCAACAGCGACTTGCTGGCCAGCTGGGAAGGTCGTGCTGGTCGAACCGTTTTCGCCGGTCTTGGAAGCACCGAAGAAAGCGTCGATGATCTCGTCGTCCATAGCGCGGCCCAGTGCCATGGCACCGTTCTGAGCGTAGGAAGACTGGGGATCGATCAGCATGCGCAGCTTGTCCTGGTCGTCGATCAGGTCAGCCCACTCGTAGTCAACGGGGTAAACCCAACGAGCATCAGCGGGAGTGCTGATGAGCGGGGTGTCGCCATGACGCTGAGTGCGTTTTTGAGCGTTAACAGCACCAATCTGCTCAACGGCTTTGGCGGCTTTACCGGTGTAAGAACCGACCGTCACAGCGTTGCGAAGCTTGGAACCCTTTTGCTGCAGAAGCAGCTGCACGTTCGTGCTGTACTGCTGTACAAAATGTGTAGATACATTGAAAGACATGATAGTCCCTCCACAAAAAGTTTAAAAAGTAAACAACCATTTGCGAAAGGCTTATCCAGAATCTGGGGCCATTCTTACCTGTAATGCCGGTATTGCGCCGCTATTCTTTCTTAGCTGTCACCAGACCACTAGGCTTGTGGTTCTCTGGACCCCATGAGCGTTTAGGCTTTGCCTGGGATTCATTTACGACATACTGCTCGTAAACTTTTGCCACCGCCACAACATCCTCTGGGGTTTTGTCATGGCGATGGGCTAATTTTACGCACTCTAGCCTGATTTGCGCAATATCTATCATGCAGGGAACCCGGCACGCATTAACCGTTCAAGCTCAGCTTTTGCGTCAGCATTTCCAGACAGATACTTTGCGGTCCACTCAGGGTCTGCCTTTAACTGTTGGATGCGCACGCGTGCTGCTTCTGGCGAGATACCAAACTTGGCAAAGAACTTGAGCATTTCAGCGGTGCCCAGGGCGCTCTCCATCTTCTCGAGCATTGGTGCATCCACGCCAAACTGACGCGCAGCTCTACGGCCAGCCTCGATGTTGGCGTCATACTGTGGACCCCATTCCTTCTGCAGCTGCTCCATCTCCATCTCGGAGTTCATGGCCATACTGTTTGCTTGTGAGCTGCCCATCTCAGCCTGGGTGGCGTTCCACCACTCGGCTAGACCTTGAGCTTGTTTGGCAGACAGGCCCAGCTCATGGAACTTGCCAGCTGCCACCTTTGCAAATTCGCCAGTGTCACCATCGGGGATTGGTAGCTTGTACTCGTCTGCGGACTTGGGTCGACCGAGCCGGTCATACACTTTGCCCCACTCGTCGGCAGGAGCGTCGTCCTTTGGCAGAACCAGGCCGCGCCCAGCTTTGTCTGCGCCCAACAGCTTCTCGAGGTTGGAGTAACTGTTAATAGCGTCAACGGGGGACTGCCAACCCTTCGTTTCCACCAGACCGCGAACCTCTTCGGGATAAGCCCCGTACCATGCTTGCGATGAACCTTGGCCCTGACCTGGGGCCGCTTCGCCGCCAGGGTTGCCAGCATCAACTGACCCTTGCATTTCACTCATTTGTTTCCTCGTCTTGAGATAGGTTGAACACTACTTTCTCATCTATGTGCAGATGAGCCATGATCCGCAGCCAGACTTCCCGCCTGCCTTCAGCCATAGCTGACGCAATTGGGTCGACCGACCGCGAGACTGGGTTGATCACAGCTGTGCTAGCTGTGGCCCGGCAGAACTTTCTCAAGTCTGCCAAAACGATTTCGCCATCAGGTGACAGACCGCTCTCAGCGAGAAACAGTCTGCGGTAGGCGTAGCGGCGTTTGCGTATCTTTGCTAGTAGTTTTTCGATCATGCGGCTGTGGGCAGAGCTGCCGGTACTTGACCCGCCAGGGCTTGAGTCTCGGCCAGGGCTTTAGCGCTGTTGGCCACAATCGGTGCGGCCTGCAGCAGCTGAGCTGCTTCTGCTTGTTGTTGTTGCTCCATCTCCATCTCTTCGATTTGTTCTTGGCTGCGCAGGACTTTCATCGGCACGCCGTTAATCTCTGCCAGCTCGCGTGCAATGGCCTTGGGATCAAAAATCATCATGACGCCTGGGTCAAGCTGCGCCAGGGGCGTTACGGCCTCGAGGGTTCGTAGGATGGCAACGCCTTCTTCAGCTCGCTGTGCCCGGTTCAGTGGCGATACATACTCGACCTCAAACTCACCACCTACTTCACGCAAAGCTTCTGGCATTGGCGGCAGGACACCTGACTTGGCCAGGATGTCAATCTCACGCTCGATCATGGGTCCGAGCATCTCAGACTGTTGACGACCCATGGTTGGGGCTAGCAGAGCGCCTTTCTCTTGGGCGCGCAGCATGGCCTCAGTGGCCGTCATGTTGGGAGCTTCGACCAGGATCTGGAACAGCGTGATCAGGAATGCATCGTTAATAATCTTGCGACGCTGCTCCATCATCTCCATGCCAATGTCTACACGGGCACCGGTCTCGAGCGGACGCACCAGCTGCTCACCACGCTCGTTGACGCCGCCAAAGTTAAGGGCACCAGGTCGAGCGTTGAAAGCCTGCAGCACGCCGTCTTCCTGCAGCAGCAGCGGGGGATCGACAATCTTGTGAGCTGCACGCATAACAGTCTTGGACATCTCGTTGATCATCTTGATGTCAGGCAGCACAGTCATGGCCGGGGACCGACCGTAAATCTCTTTGGGGCCAGTCACATAACGTGAGATGGCATACGGGAAGGAGTTAAAGCCACCTTCGCTCAGTACCTTGCGGCCCTCGATGTCGACGTAGTACGACATAAACTTCATGCCGCGATAGTCTTTGCGGCCAGGCACGATGTTTTCGTTGGGCTTGACGCAATGGATAAACTCGAACTTGGCCTCTGGATTCTTTTCCAGCATGGTCCGCATCTTCTCGGACAGGTTGTCCACGCCCCACTTCTGCGCAGCTTGGCGTGCAGTCAGCTCAAACTTGCGGTTGACCTTGTCGGCATGGTTCTCGGCAAAGTAAATCTCAGACAAGTGGATCGACTTGTAGCGAATGCCAATGCCTGGGATGTCTTCAATCTTCATGGCCGCTGAGCCGAATGCGCCCAGGCCACGGTAGTTCTCATGCACCTGGCTGGCAAAGTTAGCCGTCGGGCTGTAGCGAACCTGGAACAAGATGTCAGTTACCTGATCCAGATAGGCCCGCACGCGGACATCTTCGTTTAGCTTGGAGTCACCAGTCTTGAGCCGATGCCAGCGCTGTGTGCGTGGCGTCAGCATGGATTCCATGGCAGCTGCGAAACGATCCAAGGCCAGGTTGGCCGTAGCATCAAACACTTTCTCGGTGCGCTTGTCACCGGGCACTTTGTCTGTAGCTGCGAACCAGTTCTGGCCTGGGATTACTCGTTCCGCAATCTCACGCCAATGCTCTTCCCATACCCCACGCTCAGACACCATCTGTTCGTGTTCTTTGATAATTTCATCAGCGCTGCGTTCTGCCATGATTAGCTACCCAGTAAAGTCTTGCTTCCAGTCTTAGCTTCGCCCATTGTCTCGCCAGCCAGCACGTTAGCAGCACGGCCAGCAGAGCGGCGCATGTCTTGCTTTTGACGGGCTTGCACGTCAGCTCGAATGGTCGGAGCTGCAGGAGCCGCCGGAGGTGCCGGAGGCGGGGGAGGGGGAGAAGATTTACCACCACCACCAAATAGTCCACCCATGATTACTCTCCTAAAAGTTTACGGGTTGCGGTTTTGGGTTGCTCGCCTTCGGTAAGCAATCCCGATGTAAGAACGGTTGCGCCACGGCCTTTGCGACGAGCTGCAAGATCAGACGCCATGCGCGACTGTCGAGCTGCGTCAACGGTTGGTGGCGGTGGAGGCGGAGACGGTGGAGGCGGCGGGGCCGGAGCTTTAGAA